AGAGACTTGCATGATCCCTATCAGCCTGCCGACATGACGACCGTACGGAATAGCTTTGCGAGCTTCGCGAGCCCCTGCGGTGTGACACGCACCTGTTCCGTGATCTTCTCCGACCCGTCGCCGCGCAAGACCGTCGTCACCTTGTGCTCTAGGTCGCCATTCTGAAGCCGCTGCTGGTACCCGACCCAATGGTCGGCGCCGGCGCGCCGATAAATCCAGTGGTGAGACTGGAGGTAAGAGATCAGGTCTTTCGGGCGCTGCTGGAGCGCCTTGGCGGCATCCATCATGCAGAGCGAGCCATCCGCCTTGGCAATGCGATCCAAAGCCTCCGAGTCGCCAAGCAGTTCCTTGTTGCGCTCTTCGAGGGCGAGAACCTTCTCCGAATAGGTGAGAAGCAGACCCCGCATTGTCGACGGGTCGTTGAGAGCCTGGATCGGGTCAACCACCGGCCGCGCGCGGAGTTCCGCCTCCATGGTGTTGAAGGCCTCGATGTAGCGCAGTTTCCACTTGAGAGCCTTTTCGCCGGTGAAGCCCATCGCCAGCAAAGTGAAACCGTCGCGGTCCATTTCGAAGTGAGAAGTGGACTCGCCAGTTAAGTCATTGATTTTGAACGACGCAAAATTGCGTCGACCCAATTCAGGCTCTTTTGCGATGAGTTCCCGGATCGCACGAAGAACTTCAGTGTGGCGACGTGCGAAGAATGCCGCCACATCTCGACTATCGGCGAATACGCCGCCATCCTTGATCGCGACGACCGGCTGGCGCTCGGCATTGATGCTGACTTGAGGTTCCATGTTCCACAGTCTCCAATGGCGCGCCCGGCCTTGGCCGGCCCGAAGCGCGCGGGTCCGCAATCGCGGAACCGGACGCGCCAAAGGAGCTCCGAAATTCCGCGCTTTTATCCGCCCGGCCAAGAGCGGCATTCAGTGGTTCAGGTGTTCAGAGCGCGAGCAGGTCGCGCATTACCGAATGAACGATGGCCATGTCGGTCGCATGGATTTCGTCTTCGATAAGTTTTAGGGCGGCGACCCGGTCACCGCTGTAGCACCACTCAAAAGCCCTGGCTTTTAGCTTGAAGCCTTCGAGATCGCGGGTCGGTGTCCGCATGATGCGGTCGACAATGGCGCTCGTCTTTTCATAGGCAGCTTCATAGACCGGGTCCGGCAGGCCATCGGTCGCCATGGTCTTGAGTTCTTCTGCCCAAGCCGCTTCGAATTCTTGCGCCAGCGAGGGCGCCGATATCGCGCAGGACGCAGCCACGGCCGCGAGTGGAGCGCTGGCGAGAAAGAGACGCCGAGTTGTAGAGCGCATTCAGGCCTCCGCCATTTCGAGGACGGCGGCGGCGCCATCATGTGGCGCGCGCGGAGCGGGCTCAACTTCGATCAAAGCCGAGCCAAGATCGCGCTCGGCGCGCTCGAAGAAGGCGCGCAGGACCGGATCAGCGGTGAGCGCGGAAAGCGGGATTGTGATATGGGGGCGGTTAGCCATGGCGAGCTCCAAGCGGTTCGCGGTGGTTAGGGCTGGCTAGGTGGTGAGACACCTTGCCGGCCCGACTTATTTAAGGTAGTACCTCTTTATGGCGAAGTCAATAGGGGTCATACCTAAAAAACGCGGGCGCCCGGCAACCGGCAAAGACCCCATGCTGAGTTTTCGGTCCTCGCCCGATCTCACTGCGCAAATTGATGCTTGGGTTTCCGCCCAGCCCGACCCCAAGCCATCTCGCTCCGAAGCGATCCGCCGCCTTGTCGAGAAGGCCCTTGCCGGCTAGTTTTCCCGCCCGAGCGGAGGGGCTATGGCGTGGGATGGCTATCGCGTATCTTCGGCTGGGGTAACCGAGTCCAGCCCCCTCCCGATAGACCCGAACTCCCGGACCGGCCTCGGCGCCCGCGCCGTCGCGGGCTCTCGCCAGAAGAACGCGAAGCCGAAGATGCACAATACAAAAAGCAGCGAGCGAAATCCGCGATTGCACATTCAACGCTGACTCAGCAGCGCGCGGAGTACGTCGGTTCACGCGCCTATTCTTGGCGTTCCGCCAAGGACGTCAATTGCTGCGACATGTGCAGGTCACGCGAAGGCAAGAGGTTCCGATGGGCGATGCCTCCAAAGTGCGGCCATCCCGGCATGTTCCAGTGTGACAGCGGCGAATGGTGCAGGTGCATCGCGGAGCCGATAATTCCAGATGATAAGGGGCGCAGATCATGATGACCATTTACGCGTTAGCTCTCTGCACTCTTCTCGATGGAGGTAAGCAAACGTGCATGCTTTACTATATGGGCGGAGACTTGGTAACATTTAACAGCATCGATGAATGTAAAGCACAGAAAGACGCAATGAATTCCCCAGGGGCGAAACATTTTTTCATTTGTGTTTCTAAGCAAACCCCCACATGGCAACAAGATGACTAGCCCTTGAGCCCCATCGCAATCCTCGCTCGCGCCTGATTTTCGGCTTTAGCTGCGAGCGCATCGTGCATCCGGGCAATGTCGAGAAGGTCTAACGTCCCATCCTTTAGGCTTTCGTATTTGCACATACCGGCCAATACGGGTTCTAGCAGCCACCCCTCATTGTCCGGTAGCCAAACCGGATCGAATTTTACTTGCGAACCCCTCCGACTAAACTTGAGAGGTTCGCGCCTAAGAAAGGGGAAAACGTCTCCACGAGCACAGTAAGGACGATCCGCAGCATGACCGAGAAATCCGCGTTGACCTCGGTGAACATCGCGCGTTTTGCCTCACGATTCCAGACAGGCGCCCAACCGCGGTTACCCTCGGTTTTGGAGCTATCGTTCTCGCGATCGACCACCGCCAGGCATTCGCCGACGATGTAATTGCGGTCGGCGTCGGAAATCTTCGCCAGCTCGTGGGAAACCGGGACCGCCATCTGCATGAGCCGGTTCATTTCGACGTCGGCGATCTGGAGCCCCTTTTCCTTGAGCTCCATCACGAGCGGGACGATCTCGCCGAAGCCTGAGGCCAGCAGCGGCGAGAGGCGCGACATCACGCCTAGCTGGACGAAGGCGTCCATTTTTCTGGCGGTCCGGTAGCGGACGCCGGCGACGGTGAACTCGCTCATTGTCAGAGGCCCGTGCTCACGAAGCCGTTACCGAGGATTTCATCGATCGCGATGCAATCGAATGCCCACACGTTCATGTTGCCTTCCGTGCTATAACGTAGGTCGGCTTGCTTGTTAAAGGCGGCGCCGACAATCGTGGCGACGTCGCCGCTGACGGGGTTCGTGACCGTGATCACGTTCCGGCCCCAATAAGCCGATGACTGTTCCTGGTATCGATACAACTGATTGAGCTGGGCGTTGCCCGTCGCGGTCTTGAGCAGCGAGATCGTGACGGTGCCGGCGCGCGAGGCGCGCAACGAGTGCATGCCGTCGCCATTGGCGCCGATCGTCATTGCATTTTTCGGACCGGACATCTGGATCGTGATGCCCTCGTCGCTGAAACCCGCAGAGGCAAGGTCGAAGCTGCCGCCCGGGCCGGTAATCGACGCCTGGACGTCAAGGAACGAGTAGACGCCGATTTGCGGCGTGTTGGTCGACATGAGGTTGATCTCCTAGGCGATGCGAGAGCGGACCGAAATAGGCGCGCGGGCGCGCCGTTACGGATTCACGTTGAGGAGGACGTTTGCCTGTTGGACCGCACCGCTCAACTTGACGGCCACCTGGAAGGGGACCGAGACGCGTTCCTCGCGCAGGTTCTCCGACTGGGTCGCAATTGGCGGGTAGTAGATGTAATAGCCTTTTGACAGGACCATGCCCTGCGTCAGCATGCCAAAGCCCGAGGCGTTCCAAACGCCAGGCGCCAGCAGGCCATTGTTGACGCCGGCCTCGCAGCCGGCCGCGATTGCGGTCGCGATCTGGTTGTCGCCAGGATCGGTCTGCGGGATTTTGGTCGAGGTCCCATAGAAGAGGTTGAAGACGTTTGTCTGGATCCTGTTGGCCTGCCAATCGACGCCATAGACCTCGTCGACCCAATAGCCGTTGGTCATCTGGCCGGGCCAGATCATCGTCGCGCCGTTGTCGACGTTGATCACGACGTTCGCGCCCTTGCCGACGAGCGCGGCGAACTGGGTCTCGTTCAGGTTCTCGCCGATGATGCCCGGCGCCTGCTTGTAGGCGAGCGTGATCATCGTATTGCTGGCGTCGAAGTTGGTCGTCATGATCCGGCCGAAGTCGGTCATGCCAGCGTATGGGTTGCTCGACGAATAGTGGACGAACACCCGCTTGTTGTTGAGCGACTGAATGACGCTGGCGATGTCGGTATTCAGCGCCGAATTGAGGATGTTCGTGTCGCTCGAGGTAATTCCAAACATGCGCGAGCGGTTGGACGCGAGGATATAGGCCGCGACCGCCTCGTAGTCCGAAAGCTGCAGCGAAGCAGTGGTCGCGAAGTGCAGGCCATACCAGGCCGAGGACGTAACGGCGAGCGTCTGCGCGGCGACGAGCGCGCTTTCGGAAGGGGTATAGGGGACCTGTTGGGCGCCGGCCGCTGCAGTCAGGCCGAGCAGCGTTGAAATGTCGGTCGAGCCGGCGAGCGTGCCAAGCGTCGTCGCATAGGAGATCGCTGACGAGCTCGTCGTGATGCCGGAAGTGATGTCGAAGCGGGTGAACGAAGCGTTCCAAACGCATTTGACGGTCGTTGTCGAGGCGGCCTGTAGCGCGGTCTGGATGGCGCTCGCAACAGCGTTGAGGTTTGCGGCGCTCGAGAAATTGAGCCCGGTGATATTGTGGGGCGTGCCGTCGATCGACAACGCGAACGAGCCGTTCGTGATGGCAGTGAAATTCGATAGCAGCGCCTGCGTCGGCGTGAGAGTCGCGCCTTGCAGGATCGCCGAGGCGTTCGTGCTGACCCAGCGGCCGATGTAGCAATATTGCGGCTGGGGCGACTGCTCGAAGTAGACCGTGGCCGCCTGATACTCAGGCGATATCGTCGAAAAGTCTGCGCCGACCGCGGTGATGCCGCTGTATTTGCGCAATCGCTGCACGGCGTCGATCACGTTGGAATCGCCGAGGATCAGCATCCCCGAGAAATTCTGGTAGGGCGTGAGCGTCGGCGTGATCGTCACGCTCATCGAGACGAAGTCGGAAATATCGACGGTGATAGCGGACATGCGCGTCTCCTATGCGCGGCGGGGCGCGCGGCGGCGTTGGGTTCGGAAAAGCGGGGATCGCCGGCCTGTCAGGGCTTGAGCGGCGAGAGCGACGAGGGGGTGATGACCTGGACCGTGTTCCCGCGATCGTCGGAAACCGTGACCTGCGCCTTGAGCTGGTTTTGGATCGGCCAGACCGTCGCGGTGCGACGATAGAAGCGGATCGGCAGATCAACGCGGCGTTGCGTCTGCCCGTTCAACATTTCAGGCAGAAAAACCGACTTTCCCGGTATTTCGCGGAGCGCCAGGCCGGTATTGTAGAGAGTTTCCCGGTTCTGCCCGATCATCAGACCTGTGCGCAGCAGCTTTGCGTTTCCACGGGCGTTCGGCCCGTAGAAACTCGCCAGGACCGAGATGGTGTCGACGTCATAGCTGGTCGAGGAACCGTCGCCGGCGCTCGAATGAACGAGCGAGATATTCGACTCGGGATCCTCATCGACGACGCCGATCGCACACCAATTCACCGTCCGCTCGGGGACCGGCGCCGGTACAGGTTGCCAACGCGGACGAACAAGGTTCCCAGGGAGGCTCGTCACGCCCACGACGAGCTGCTGCAGAAGGGCGTCAAGCGCAGCGTCCTCAAGCGCACCTCCGGCGACCGGCGAGAGAAAGCCGCCGGTCGCGCTGGTGTTAGTCATAGCTTTGGGGCGAGCCTCAGTAGTGGGTCATCTTGCGAAGATGATCGCCGTGCTTCGTGCCAGACCACGGATGAGGCTTCTTGAGGTTCTGCGCACGCGAGCTGCGGGCGATGCGCAGCCACTTCGGAAGCTCGGCCGCGACTGTCGGCTTTTCAAGGCGGTGCATCACGAAGAGCACGCGCCCGTGATCGGGGTTGCTCTTGAACCGCTCGTCGGGCAGCGCGTTGTTGGCGCGCCTGACTTCCTCGGCGAGGATTTCCTCGTCGAAATCCGCGGCGTGCGGGAATTTCGCGATAACGTCTTCGCTCGTGATCATGTGAACCTCATCTTGAAGGGTTGAGCGGGAGCAGGTCGCAACTGGCGTGGAACCATCCCGTCCCGAAGGCGCTCCAATCCTCGACCTGCATCACCGTGAACGTTCGGCCGTGCCAGGTAAGGATGTCGGCCGGCCGGTTGGTGGTGTCCGAGGCCTTGACGCCCGCACAGAGCGGCCAGCGCGTGTAAACGTCGATATAGGCCGAGACGCGCGCCCCGTCGGCGTCGCGCTTTGTCGACGACCGGCCGGGCACGACAATCCCCTGAATTTTGGTCGGCGCCGCCGAGGTTATGATCTCAATCCCATCGGCGCCGATGACGCCTGACGACGTCGTAACAGTGAGCCAGTCGAGGAATTCCGCCGAGGCGAGCACATCCTCGAAGCCAAACGGCATTTCATTTCCCTCGATCGCGGATGACGAACGTGATCGCCTGACGAAGTTGCCCGGTATCGATTAGGGGCTTGTCGCTTTCGTTGCCGCGCGCCTTGCGCTCCGCGATCGTCTTGGGCGCCAGGGGCGCGAACGGGCCGTCCGTGATCTTGTTCTGGATCGCCGATTGAGCGATCAGACCCACGCGGCCGAGCGCCTTGTCGAGTTCCGTTTTGCTGCCCGTGTCGAGCATCGCCTCGCCGGCCTTCACGAGCTGTTTCGTGATCCGCTCTTTGGCGCTGTCGATCCCGGGAACCATGAAGGGGCGAGCCGGGATGTTCTTCTCGGGCACGCCATTTTCGTGGATATAGGCGAGCGCCGCATTTGTGATCGGCTCGCTCTCGCCTTCCACGGGCTTTCGATCCGCGTCCTCGTCGGGAACGCCGACCTGCACCGTGCGCTTGGTCAGTTCCTTGACCGATCGAAGCAACTCGGGGAGGCGGTCGCGCGTTAACGTGACGCTCACAGCGAAAGTCCGCCCGCCCCGAACATCTGCATCAGCTCGAAATAGCGCTGGCCGTAGGTCGTCGCGTTGAACTGGCCTGCGCCGGCCTCCGCCGAAGATCCGGTGTCGTAGCCGGCGCCGAGGCCCCCCGCGCTCTTGGACGCCAACGCGCCGGTCGCCTGGCCCGGCAACGTACCGTTGTCGGAAGCGCGCTTTGCCGCGCCGTCGAGCGCAATATTATGGGCCATGTAGAGCTGCACACCCTGATCGGTGAGTGTGTCCCAAACTGAGGGGTCAATCCGCGTTGTCGCCACCGCCAGCCAGAACGCGATTTTGCCGGGCGTGTAAGTCGACGAGTCTGCGAACTCCGGAAAGGTCTGCAGAAAGCTCGTCGCGGTGACCGTCACGGTGCGGCCTCAAGCGCGGCCTTGAGCTTGGCGACGCCCCAGCGGCGGTCGATCTGGACGCCGCGCGCGTCGGCCTGCGCAATCAGATGCTCGCGGCTCTCGCCGGTGGCCTCGATCGCCTTGTCGGCCTCGGTTTTGGGTTCAGGGTCCGTGGCCGGCGCAGTTCCCTCGGCCTCGCCTACCGGTTTAGGTTCGGGCTCCTGCCCGGGCGCGTCTGCCGCTGGCTTGCCGATTTCGGCGCCGTCGCCCTTCGCGTTGTCGTTCGCCTCGATCGCGGCACCGGTCTGATCGGTCTGCGTCGCGGGAGCGCTAGAGAGCGTCGCTGCCGGCGGATCGATCTTGGCGGGCGTCCAAGGGGCGGGCGCGGCGGCCTTGCCGTCCTGTGCGCCGCCAGCCGGCCACGCCACGCTGTTTTCGTGGATGAACCAATGCTCGACGAGCGGATGGTCGTCGGCGACGATGTCGCCGGGCGCGAACGGCGTGAACTCGCCGGGCATGCCCTGGTGGCGGATCGTGCGGATGATCTTGCGGGCCATGTGGACTCCTTTGAATTACGCGGCGGCCGAGCACCGCCGAGCGGCCCACTCGTCCATTGTCATCGCGCCCTTTTGGGCATTGCAGGATCTGCAAAGCAGTTGCAGATTTTCCGGCCAGTTCGAGCCTTCGCGCGACAGCGGCGTCTTGTGGTCGATTTCAAAGCGTTCGCCGAGCGGCGCCTCGCATCCCGCGCAAACTCCGCTTTGAGCAACAAACAAGCGCTCAATGTCCGCGGCGGTGAATGCCCCCTCGGCGCCTCGCTTCCGCGCCCTGCGGCGCGCTTGACGCCTCCGGCATTTCTC